GTGCGGCAATTGATCGAGAGTATCATTGATGTAGGTTCCGGTCTAATTCTAGCCACATTACTACAGTTATATGTATTTCCATTCTTTGGAATGTATCCAACTGTTTGGGAAAGTTTTCATATAGCTGTTATCTTTATGTGTTTCTCGATTGTTAGATCTTGGATGTGGAGATTATTATTTAGGAGGTATAAATGAAGGAAGATTACCAAACATTACTTGAAATGTGGAGAGAAGAGAAAAATAAAAGACAGGAAGCTGAAGAAGAAATAGAAAAATTAAAAGCAGCACTTGCACGGGCTAAAGAAGATCATCAATATGATAACCTGGTGCATCAAAAAGAATTAGAGAGGATGTTAAAGAAATGAAATGGAATAAAAAATTTGAGTATCCTGAAACCGTTAGAGGAATGGTTGAAGGTTTAAGACACTACGATATTAATAATGAAAAACTTCCGTCAGTTACGACGATTTTGAGTAAGACTCAGACTGCCGAGAAAACTGAAGGGTTAGCTAATTGGCGAGCTCGAGTAGGCGAGGCAGAGGCAACACGGATCATGGACCAGGCAGCAGCGAGAGGGACAGCAATGCACAGCATCTTGGAACATCACATATTAGGAAAGAATAGATTAGACTTGACAGATGTAGGTCAACAAGCCCATAAAATGGCTGATGTCGTTATTGAGAAGGGTTTAAGCCACTTAGATGAGATATGGGGCAGTGAAGTTGCCCTTTATTACCCGGAATTGTACGCAGGTGCGACAGATTTAGTAGGGGTATATAAAAATGCCGAAAGCATAATAGATTTTAAGCAAACAAACAAGCCCAAAAGACGAGAATGGATAGAAGATTACATGATTCAGCTTGGTGCATACGCTATGGCACACAATTATGTCTATCAAACTAAGATACAACAGGGGGTTGTGCTAATGTGTAGCAAGGATGGGTACTTCCAGGAGTTCATTGTATCCGAAAAGGAGTTCCAAAAATACCAGCATGAATGGCTTAAAAGGGTTGATTTATATTACAAAAACGCTCAAAAATAGTCTGTATACTCTACAGATTATAAAATAAAAAAATAAAAAATTTTTTTTTAGAAAGGTACTTTCCGGTATACAAATGCTAGAAGTAAGCAATACCAACACTTATTCGCTCAAATTTGTATCCAAATTTGTATACCGCAAATATACAAATTCTAGAATCCTTATATACCAATGCTTATTCATCGAAATTTGTATCCGGAGGGTTTTTCAGCGTAGCTGTCTAGGGGGCGCGCGCACGGAAAAGGGTTTCAAAAATATTTCATTTTCAAATTATCAGTGTATACTAGGGCATGCCTAAAAAACGAAAACTCAATATCTCCTCTAGAGAACCAAACCCGATTCCATTTACTAAATACAGAGTAGACTGGATTGACATCGTTAGTGATTCGGGCTGGGCTGAAGAAAAAGAATTTAATAAGATGAAACTATCAACACCTGTCAATGAAGGTTGGCTTTACTCTAAGGATAAAAACTCTATTAAGTTGTTTGCTTCTTATGATCGGGATGAGGATGGCTCTCTGACTTTTGGGGATCGGACGATGATTCCTCTTTCTTGTGTGAAGAAGATGATAAAGATTTCATAGGTGCAGCTAATTCTTTTTTAACTTTCTTTAATTCCGTTTCTTCATCATAGATAACTTTCATTTTTGTTCTAAGTTCTTCGGTTGTAAGATCATCTAACTTACCTGTACGCATTTCAGTTCTGTTGATGTATAGGTCAGACGCTTTACCTCTTAACTCTTCGGCTCTAATTGCCGCTTGCATGTTGCCCTTTTTTTCAGATTTAATCCCTAGATTTCCTAGTCGTGCCACATGGTTTTCGTAGTTGACTTCAAACTTTGAAAGCTTGTCTCTTCTGAGTTCCGTTAGGTATGCTACTACCTTTGGATATTTTTTATAACTTTGAAGTTCAGAAGCTGTGAATCTAGCTCTGTCTACGCTGTATCCCGCTTGAATTGCGGCTTCCGTCCCTGTGACTGGTCCTTCTTTACCACCATAAACCAGGATTTCGCAGAATTTCATCTGCATTTCAGTTAATCTACTTGGTACTCCCATACTTGCAATATATCCTATATAGTTTATAAATCAATATATGACAGGAAAAGAATTAGCACAAGTATTAAACAAGTTCTTAAAATCGCCTGTAGCTCAAAATGCCCGAGTTCAAATTGAAATGCCCAATGGCGAAAAGCTTGATGTCTTTGAGATACAACTCCTGGAGAATAGACTCATAGGAGATAGGGATACCCACCGAATTAACATAAAAGGCCAGGCCAAATTAGGCACCTGGAAGATGGGTAAAATAATTGGAAAATTATAAAAACACCTATTGACATTTACTTCGTAATATCCCATATTATCTGAATGAAAGGAAAAAATAATATGAAAACTTATAAAGTAATTAGAACTGAAACAATTACAGAAGAACAAATTGTTCAAGCTGATAATGAAGAACAAGCAATAGATCAAATGAAATATGAAAATTGGGATAATGCCCAGGTGTTGTCTTCTGAATGCGATGTGGAGGAGATTAATGAAAAATAAAATCAAACTCACAGGTGTAGAACTTAATTGTATTGAGATTGCAGTACAACATCATATAGATGAATTAGAAGATGCAATCACAGACACATTTAAATCGGCTTGGAAAAATTCTGACGCAAAAGATCATTATAAATCTTTAAAAGAAAGATTAGACGCAACCAAGTCAGTTAAGAAAAAACTTTGGAATCTAGGTGGATTAATAGATGATTTAGAACAATCACATTATCCTGTAACAGCAAAACAAGTTGCTAAATTTACAGATACTTTTGACCATAGCGATTCTGATTCTTGGATTGCAGATATTCTTAATGCAGAGGTAAATATACCTAAGTTAAGACACGCAATAAGAGGCTTGGATGAAAAAAATCCAGGCGATGTAAAATATTTATATAGAAAGGAGGTATAAAAATGGCACAAATTAAATTTGTAAAAGAAATCCCTATCATTAATGGAACATACAAAAAAGATACTCCTAATGGAGAGATCGGCTTTCAAAAATGGCGAGTTAGAAAAACATATGAAGTAGAAATGGAATATGAAATAACTGCGAAGACAAAAGAAGAAGCTGAAGAACTCCTATCACAAAAAGAGTGTGTTAATGTTGAAGACATTGATGATTATGGCGAAACTTTTAGAGAAACTATCAAAGGCAAACATGTCAATGATATGTCGGGAGATGAACCCGTAGAATGGAAAAAAATCGAAGAGTGTCTACCCCGTGACGATGAAGACATCGACACAGGCAAGAGATTCTTAAATTACGAAGACCCAGATTGGAACAGCGATGAATTCGAATGGGTTAAGAATGAAGACGGCACTCAAATTTCTGTAGAAAAATAAAAAACTTCTAGCCAAATGACTCTGGTTGTGTTACTGCAAAAAAGTGGTACGACCAGAGTCAAAATTATATGCAGATCTTAAAAAAATTACTCCACAAATTAAGTGGACACGCCTTGAAAATTGGGCTTTATTCGGCACTCCTGACCTATTGGGCTATTCTCCTAACAGCAACTTTTTTACAGTAGAGTTAAAAGTAACAAAACGCAACAAAGTGGCCATATCCCCGCACCAAGTGGCGTGGCATATGAGCCATGGTCCTGGTACCTTTGTGCTTGTGCGTTCTATAAATAAAAAAATAAAAAAAAATTTTAATTGCTATCTTTACCCTGGTTCTCGGATCCTGGAACTGGTTGAACTGGGTTTGAACCTTGAACCGCTGGTTCTTGGTTCGCTTGAGGATTGTGCTTGTCACCTGCGTGATCTTTAGCCTGTGCCTGTAGTCTAAATTTAGGGGGGTGGGGGGAGTCAGCTTGAGCCTGTGCCTGTAACTTAGCTTTACGCCTAAGTTCTGCGTAATATTTTGGGTGTTTAAATTCGTGCATTAATGTTTGCCGTACTTAACATGTTTAACGGCAGGACTCCAGCAAGCTCGACAGCTGCCACACTTTCCGCCCTGGTCAGGTGCCGGGCAGGTTCTCTGCGCGTCATCAGTGACCACGCTAGAGCTGTGCGTCCAGGCGTTGGGCTCTCCTCCGTTAATCTTCGAACTTGACAACCTAATGACTAGATTGGCAGGGACTTCGCCCGGGTCGATTGCCATCAGGAACGCCCGTTCCTGCGTGGGTAACCAGTGCCGGGTCCCTGGTGTGTTGTTGCATACTTCAAAAATTTTTCTTAAATGGTCAACGCTCTGAATGTCGCCTGCGTCGTGCCATCTAAAGACTTCAAAGCCTGTGACCAATGCCGTCATAGCATCAACCCACAGTGGGTTGTCCAGGCTGTCTAGCCTTCTATATTGGGCTGCCTTAATTGCTGGGTATCTTGCATAGTTCCCTTTAAAGGCATAACAGCCAAAGCAGGGCGTGCCTGGGATCTTCCGCAGCTTTGCACCTGTTTGGCACATATCCGCGGGCAGGCTATAACTAAAGCCTGGCATTTTGCTTGTGCGTGTTAGCCCATGGACTATTTTTTTTGCGTCTTTTTTATACATTTTTTTCTTTCTAGTTCTTTAAAAAATTTCTTACAACTTGCGACGTAAGCTGGTGACAGCTCGCTGTCTTTGTATAAGAAATAATTTAAAAGATTGTTTTTTTTACTTCTAACTTTCATATTTTTTCTTATATATAGGATTTTCTGGGCTGTCAAATAAAAAATTACTACGTGGCCCGGGCTTCCGGCGTGGCGCTCGCTTGTGCTTGTAGTCTAAAAAAATAAAAA